CTCCATCCTTCCGGATGGAGATAACTTATTACGAGGGTAACCTCGTAATTTCAACCACCCCTTAGTTCATTTACTATCGGAGAACATCATGGACGAAGCATTAGAAAAGAACCTTCTTATTCAGGAGGTTTTAATCTTACGCAATAATCTAGTTAATAACGGTGGCTTTGACGCTACCGGTATTACTGATGACGTCATCAACAGCTTATCAGCTGCTGATCTTCGAACTCTCAAGCGAGAGCTCAGAGACATGGTTCGTTCTCTCGGTGGTACGCGAACTTAAGTGGGGCAGTTGAACTGCATTCCCGGGTGTTCTGGGATGCAGTTAATCGTTACTTAATCTTAGGAGCTGTCGATGAAGATCTTTGCTTGGCGATTTGCTTACTTTCTAGTAGGCGCGCTCCACTTCTGTGGAGTTACCTGTTTGAAAGTGGCTGACCGCTTCGACTCGATCTTAACCGATCAGTTCCGTCAGATTAAGTAACAAAAGTGTAGCCTTTCACTAGGAGTCGACTTTGCCTCAGCTTAATACTTCGACCACCCGCGTCGGGAAAACTTCTGAAACTCTGATAGTTTTCAAGTCCGGGTTAAACCCCGGTCCTGGATACCCTCAGACTACAGTCTTTCCTGACGTTACGGTGAATGCCGAAGTTGTCACGCTAAGCAAGTCGTGGGTTAGAACCCCTAATTTTCGTGCGTTAAAACGCGCCGGGACGCTCCCTGATAATCCCTTCTCCTTTAAGATAATTAAGGATAAGAAGATGTTTGGGACCTACCGTCGCATTGACAAGTACGCTGGCCAACCTAGCCAGTCTCGTACTCGTTTTGGGTTTATCGATAGTAATATCGGTCCACCCGACGCCGGAGATTATCCGCTAAGCTCCGCAGAAACTGCCGCTATCGATAACTTGGTCGTTAACAAACTGTTACTTCAAATGAAGGATCAGAAAGTTAATCTAGCCCAAGCATTCGCAGAGCGTCAGCAGACTCTCGATCTCCTTGCCGGTACGGCAGTTAAGATCGCGGAGTCCTTCAACAACCTTAAGAAAGGCAATGTTGTCGCTGCAGCTCGCGCTCTCGGTGGAATCAATCCTTCTCGGAAGATGAAGAAGAAATTCCGCAAAGAGTTTGAACGCGACCCTAAACAGGCCGCGGCCAATGGATGGCTTGCCCTACAGTATGGCTGGAAACCGCTTCTCGACGACGTTTACGGCTTAGCTGAGCTGACTGCCCAGCGTGTCGTAAAGGAAATTCGAGGATCGGCCCAAGCTTCTACTCGTAGGACCTATGAACGAATCATTCCCTGTTCATTCGGGGATTACGGTCTGTTCACAGGTGTTGCAAGACAGAAGGTCACTTATATTGTAAAGTATAAGTGTTCCTACTGGACCACCAGCGACGCCACACATTTATTGACTCAGATTGGGTTAACCAATCCGGCTTTAATTGCGTGGGAGCTTACTCCCTATAGTTTCGTTGTCGACTGGTTTATTCCAATCGGTAACTGGATATCGACGTTTGATGCTACTTTGGGTCTGGCCTTCCGGTCCGGCTCAAAGTCTGTTGTCAAACAATTCGATACCACTTGGGAGGTTCTTAAAGGCACTTCCGACGCATCTGCAGACTTGTCAGCTGTAGCTAGTTCGCGGCGACTGACGGACCAGGTGGATCGTACTGTTCTCAGTGCGTTTCCATCTGTAACCCTTCCTTCGTTCAAGAACCCGCTTAGTCTGACTCATGCCGCTAATGCGTTGGCACTCCTCAAAAGTGCATTTAAGCACTGATGAGTTAATTTAACCCTTTCCTTAAATTGGATAGTAAATGGCTGCTATTGCAACCCTCGTATTGGCTGATGGTCAAGCGACCCCAGCGAACCACAACTTTGACCCCGTGAACATCGTTGACGATGTAGCGAAATGGGCCGACCGGTCTGGCGGAATCGCCATCGGTTTTCCAGTCGTCAGTTATTCTCTGCGCCAGCCCACCAAAAATGGGTCCCGCGCATTCAAGCTGACAACTAAAGTTGTTCTGCCAATCCTGGAAGTCACGTCTCCTTCGACTGCCACCGGTATTCAACCGGCGCCAACGAAGGCTTACGACCTGATTGCCAATGTGGAGTTTGTTCTTCCTGAGCGCAGCTCGCTGTCTCAGCGCAAGGACCTCTTGGCTTATGTCAAGAACGCCCTTGCGAACGCCGTTGTAACTAATGGCGTGAACAATTTTGAGTCGGTCTACTAACTAGTAGTCTAACTCTCCACTGGAAAGGTAGGAATATTATGAGCTCTAAGAGCCTTAATACCGAAAGACTTAAGGTCTTCCGAACAACTCGCTACGATCGTCGTTTTAACGATGAGGCTATTCTACAATTTCTCAGTTCCCTCGACTGTCCACGATCTCTGACTGTCTGGATTCTCTACAAAAGTGGAGAACACCAGCAGTTGGTTGATCTTGGCTGTCTTGCTGACAGCTACCAAAATGCTGCCACTTTTAGGGATGCTTACGCTGCAACTGAATTTCTATCTAAGAGCCAGTTTCTGGAACTCTCAGTTAGTAAGAAAGACGCAGCGATTACAAAGTTTCGTAAATACGAAGAGCTTTGTAAGAGCACGAATAGTCGCTTCCGAAACTTATCTTTGGACCCAAACTACTGTGGTACCAACGCTTCATTGCTTGATGCAATGATTCGTAAAATTGATAAGGTTCTTGGCGATTTTTCCGCTGATGAATTTGTAGACTCTGCTGGTTGGGGTCCCGGCGTCTCCACTACTTTAAAAGGTAGCGAAGTGTCCGGATACAACAAGTTCCACGGTGAACGTGGAATAACGCGAGATCTTTACCACCTCATTACGCCGTGGTTTTCTACAGCGTATCCTTCGTGGATTAGTAACGCTACGGACTCAGCAATGAGTCTAGATAGCTTCTTTTCCATTCAGGGAGGTAACCAAGTGGTTACTGTGCCTAAGAATTCCAAGGCTGATCGAGTGATTGCAATTGAGCCAGGATTTAATATCTGGTTTCAAAAAGCAGTCGGCTCGATGATTCGAAGAAGGCTTAGGCGCGAGGGAATCGACTTAAATTCGCAGGTAAGGAATCAAACGTTAGCTAGGCTGTCATCGAAAGATGATGACCTTGTTACCGTAGATTTCTCATCTGCGAGTGACTCCATCGCGCGTGAACTAGTTCGAACAGTGGTTAGCTGTTCTCGCTGGTACACGCTGATGGATGTTTGTCGCTCCAAGAACGGAATGCTTGGTTCCGAGCTCATTAAATGGGAGAAGTTCTCCGCAATGGGGAACGGCTTCACATTTGAGCTCGAATCCCTTATCTTCTACGCTGCAGCCCATGCTGTATGCAAGTTTCTGAAGCTAGATTCTCGGAAGATAAGTGTTTTCGGCGATGATGTTATATTACCGAAAGAGGCATTCAGCCTTTACCAAAGTTTCTGTGAGTTCCTAGGATTCGTAATAAATACGGAGAAAAGCTGCGTAAGCGGCTATTTCCGTGAATCCTGTGGTGCACACTTTTACAATGGTGTTGATTGCAAGCCCATCTACTTAAAAGAGAGAGTCAGCAATGTCGAAAGCGTTTATAAACTGGCTAACAGTATCCGGACTTATAGTCATCGCCGTAATAATTATTACGGTTGTGATGTTAGGTTTAGGAACTGTTGGCTTCACCTACTTCGAAGGGTTCCGCAGCTTGTTCGCTACGGTATCCCGCTAGGATTTGGTGATGGGGGAATCATCATGAACTTTGACGAGGCAGTACCTAGTACTTCTCGTCGTAGGGATGATGTTTCCCGCCCAGTATCAGCAGGACGCGGATTCGAAGGTTTCCGCTTCCCAATGATCGCTTCGCTCGGGGTGACCCGAGATGCTGACAGTCCGGCCATGTTATTGGCTAGACTTTGGGTGCCATCAACTGAAGAGTTTAATAATTCTTATACTCTTCGAGGCGTCGTTCGCGCCAGGATAATTCCTGACGTTCTCGCTTCACAGTGGTAC